GGCGCCACCTACGCTATATTAAGCAGCACAAGCGTGTCTTTTACGCTAATCTGCTGACTTCCTGTAAGCTGAACAGCTACCTTACCGATGTTGATGAGCAGGCAGAGGAAATATTTTCTCGGCTGGTAATAGACCTTGCCGAAAAAGAAAATATAACTGAAAAGCTAAAAGCGGAAAATTCAATGCTTTGGGTACAGCATATGAACAGTATCCGTAATCGTGCAACGGAAGTTGTAAATGCAGATTTAATCTACGCATAAAATTATGCCGAGTGTAGCTCTGAAAATGAGTTGCACTCGGCACTTTTCTTTTGTTTTGATAGTTCTCGTTATTAAACATAAGAATATTGCGCAAAATGATTGACATTATCAATCATTTGGTTTATAATATCAATTGCAATAACTTATGGGAGAAAAATTATGACAACTTCAGAACAAATACGAGTTTTATGCGTAAGGACAGGTGTTAGCTTATCTGAATTAGCAAGAAAGATAAATCAAACCCCACAAAACTTTAATGCAAAATTAAAAAGGAATACCGTTACTCAAAATGAACTGAATCAGATAGCGGATGTTCTTGATGTTACTTACGAGCAATACTTTGTCCTGAAAAACGGCGATCAGATAAAATAGGAGAATAAGCATTATGACAGAACATAAAATAGTGTTTGGCGATAGTCGTTCACTTAATAAAATTAAAGATAAGTCCGTACAGCTAATAATTACATCTCCGCCCTATTGGCAGTTGAAAGACTACGGAACAGAAGACCAAATCGGATTTAATGACAGCTATGAAGAATACATAAATAATCTTAATCTCGTTTGGAAAGAATGTAATCGAGTTTTAGCTGATGGTTGCAGATTATGTATAAATATAGGGGATCAATTTGCCCGTTCTGTATATTATGGTCGCTATAAGGTAATTCCCATTAGAACAGAGATTATTCGCTTTTGCGAGTCACTTGGTATGGATTATATGGGGGCAATTATTTGGCAAAAAGCTACTACTATGAATACATCAGGTGGCGGTGCTATTATGGGAAGCTATCCTTATCCTCGAAATGGCATACTAAAAATGGATTATGAGTTTATACTTCTGTTCAAAAAGCTTGGTAATGCCCCGAAACCTACAAAAGAACAAAAAGCTGCTTCAGCAATGACCAAAGAGGAATGGAGTCAGTATTTTTCATCTCATTGGAATTTCAATGGCGTTAAACAACTTGGACATATAGCAATGTTTCCGGAAGAGCTTCCGAAACGTCTTATTAAAATGTTTTCTTTTGTTGGCGAAACTGTTTTTGACCCATTTGCCGGTAGTGGCACAACTTCCCTTGCGGCAAAAAATTTAGGGAGAAATTCAATTGGATATGAAATTAACAAAGATTTTGCTCCGATTATAAAAGAGAAGCTCTGTAATAATCAGTTAGTATTAGGTGAAAATTCAACAGTTTCTTTTTATGAAGACAGCATAGGGAACATCTCATCTTTTGAGCAGTTACCCTATATTTTTCATGACCCACACAAAATGGATAAAAAAATAGACGTTAAAAAACTTCAATTTGGTTCAAAAATTGATAATACCAAAAGGCAAAGAGAAGACTTATTTAGCGTAAAAAGGGTTGTTTCCCCTGAAAAAATTGAATTAAGCAATGGTCTGATCATCAAATTGCTCGGCATAAAAGAAAACCCCCAATTCAGCGATAAAGCTATTGATTTTTTACAGTCAAAATTTCAAAAGCGAAAGATTTTCTTAAAATATGACGCCGTCAAATATGATGCTGAAAACAATATGCTTTGCTATGTGTACTTAGACAACAAAACCTTTATAAACAACCATTTAGTTAGAACAGGTTACGTGACAGTAGACACCGATTTTGAATATTCCTGCAAAAACAAGTTTTTAGCTTCGTCTCCAATGTAAAAACATAAGGGGCGGAAATCAATCCGTCCCTTAACAAAGTATTTAGTCTTCAACTTCAACTGCTAAGCCAGTTTTCTTCTTTGTATAGTAAACCATCTTTACATTGATAACTTCCGATAACCTTCCCATAGTTTTATATGTATCAGGTTTTACTGAATAAGGGGTTTCGCCGACATAGCCGTCAATTCCTTGCGATTCTTCTTCTGGAGAAGCTAATCTATAGGACTTTCCTAACTTTTCGGCGATTTTAGATAAAATAGCTTCCTGAACATATAATCCGTTATATGTCTTTGTTATAACTAAATCCTCAACCCATTTTCTAACTAATTCTTTATCTACAAGTTTGATAGCCTCTTTAAGGTTTTCTACTTGTGCAAAGATTTTATTTGTTGCATTTTCAATAGCGTCAGGATATTTTTCTAAATACCATTTGCGCCAGCTATTGATAGAAACGTCGTCACAAGCGGCTTCATATTCGGGGAATAGGTCGGAAAGCTGACCAACAACCTTTGGACGGGTACCTTGTGCATTTTGATTTGCCCAGTTAATTAGTTGGGAAGTATACTTTGGAAAATCAGGTGTTGCGCTTCCATTAAGTACGACTAATTCTTCATTTTTGATTGTAAAATTCATTTTTTCCACTCCTTGTAATTCTTATTAGCCAATTCCTGCGTCTTTCTCATCCCGCTAATACGTTTTTCGTAATTATTATTAAAGGCTTCAATTTCGTCATCTGTTTGAGCGATAAAATAGCCCTTATTACACGAAACTAAAGGTAAGCCAAACTCATCTGCAGTATTCCAAATTTCTTTTCTGCTTACAGATTGCGTATCTTCCATAGGAAACCCCATAGCTTCGCTTATGCGTTTTGATGCGATTGCGTTGGATTTGCCTTTATGTTGCATTAAAATATCCTTGATTTCTTTACTCATCTTTTTTCCTCCACAAATAGTTTATAAGTTTCAATTTCAAGCGCATCCGCTATACGCTGAATATTTTCCAGAGAAATACTACGGCGGTAACATTCGATTGCACTAATATATGTGCGATGCATACCGCATTTATCAGCAAAAGTTTCTTGTGATAAGCCCATTGCTGTTCTATATTTTTTTAAATTAGTACCAAAAACTTTTACAATATCCATAGTTGCAATCCTCCATAATATATAGTATAATGAAAATGAACACAAAAAGTCTACATACAATAAGTAACTTTAATAAGGGGTTATAAATATGGCACGAGTTGATACTTTGACAGCTTATAAATGCAAATTCAGATATATGCAAAGAAATAATCCGTTAATAGAAGAACAAAGAGAAGAAATTAAATCGGGAAATGAGCCAACGCTTACATTTGAAGATTTCATTTCGCTTTATAGCGAAAATTCAGATAAAATACTTATCGGTAAAAATTCCGACAGAGCAATTGGCTTGTCAAAACAGAGAATATCTTCAAGAACTCTTAATAAAACAAAATCTTGGTACATATCTCCTATTGCCGGAAAGCAAGGACAACCAATGACTGTAGTAAAGCGTTCTACTGGTAAAAGATATGATTTTGGTTCTGATGCTGCCGCTTTATACAATTATCATTTGTTTGTGTATGAAAATGAGAATGGAATAATTGCCATCTTTCATAGACAGAACGGCTCCGGTTGTAAGAGCGTATTTCTTGAAACTGCAAACAATATTCTTAAAGAAAAAGGGATAAAATTGGAAATGGACTTGATTGTCCCTCTTTCAGATACCACAAGGGATGTTACGCCTACCAAAATCACGCTTCAATATATAGAAGAAAATCCATCAAGTGATGTTGCAGACAATTTGCGAAAGAGAAAGACCATTATTCGTGATGTAGGATTGAATCTTGAAGTTCGCGATAATTCAAAAGTTGCGAGTATAATGCATAATATGCAATTGGGCAAGATAAGTAAAGAGGCTGCTTTTGTTCAAATTAAAGAAGAAGTTAAATCTATTGGTGAATTTAATGATGCTGAAGTAAGATTTAAAATTGGAAGAAGAACAAGAAATGTTTCTTGGAATGAATTCGAAAATATTGTTGGAATACACGATATAAGTGAAGAACTGCACTCTGCATATAAACGGACAAATAACTTTGTTGAGGAACTTACGAAACTTTCAGATCGATATTATTATGAAATAATTAAGTCCGGGGTGGTTGATGATGAATAGACAGATTATAATTCTGTTAATAGCCATTTTGGTTATTATAATGACCCTTTTTAATAAAAAAGTAAGTTTGACTCGTCTATTTATACGGCAAATACAAGTTTTCAAAAACGCTCACACCAATAAATTTTCATTATGGGATTTGGTATGTTTTATAGTTTTTCCAATCATCATATCGGTTTTAATTGTTTTTGGATTGCCATATCAAGTGGATGTAGGGTTAGCTGAAACTCTCACAACTGTATTCTCGCTTGTATTCACTATTTTATTTGGATTTGCAGCTGTAATAGTAGAAAAAAGTGAAAGCGAAAATTCAAAGAAAAAAAGAGTAGTTGGCGAAACCTTTGTGTCAATTGTTTCATCAACTGCGCTGTCGTTATTTGCAGCTATTATTTCAATTATATTGACAAAAATCAGTGTGGATTTAGTTGCCTCAATATTATCAGTTGTTCTTTTTTCCATCTCATTTTCCATTGTGATGTTGTTACTTATGATAACAAAAAGGACATTTGTGATTTATTGCGAAGGAGAATAGATTGAATATGATATAATGCACATTAAAGCTTTAAAATTTGACAACAAAATGACAACAGAAAATTGTACAGTCCATATTTTATGGATATTTCAGATAACTAAAATAACTCGTGCTAAATCACCTATACAGAATTGTTTAAATTGTGGTTTTCGGGAGCGAATGGGAATAACTTATAAAATCTAAAAAAACCGCATTATAAAAGGAAAATATAGACTAATTACAAGCAAAGCGTACTAAAAGCGTACTAATTACGGGTAAAAATAAAAATCCGTTTAGGATTTTGCTTGATTAAAAATTATTATGCAACTCTTCGAGTTTACTTGCAACCTCTGATTGCTTATTGGGGTATAAATGTGAGTAAGTTTGAAGAGTTGTTTCTATATTCTCATGGCCAAGCCTTTCAGATATGAGCAATGGAGAAAATCCAAGTTCAATAAGCAATGAAGCGTGACTATGCCTGAGGTCATGTATTCGGATTTTCTTTACATTGGCTTTTTTACAATATTTAACCATATGCTTATTTAATGTATACTTGTTACTTGGAAACAAACGCTGTGTGAGAGATAAATCATACAATTTATTTGCATATTCTTTAATTGCAGCTATCATAAAATCAGGTAAGGAAACTATTCTTTTACTTTTTTCGGTTTTAGGAGTAAGAATTAAATCCTCACCGTTTTGTCTTGCATAGTTTTTATTTATACTTACTGTTTTAAGAGAAAAGTCAAAATCTGATAAGGTTAACGCAAATAATTCGCCTGAACGCATTCCAGAGTAATATAACAGCATAAAAATAGTAAGGTCTGTAATGTCATCGACAACGCTAATAAATGAATTAAATTCTGCTTGCGTCCAAAATTGCATACTGTCGGCTTTTTTCTTTCCCATACTTCCACAATCCCTTGCAGGATTAGATTTTAAGCTATAATATTTTACTGCAAAGTTGAAAATCGCAGAAAGTTGGTTGTTAATTGTTTTTAAGTATGTTTGGCTGTAATTTTCAGGCGAAGAGATAAGTTCCGTTTGCCATTTACGCACTGTTGTAGCTGTAATGCTATTGATAGCCATATCTCCAAAGAATGGTAATAGCTTAGTATCTATCATAAATTCTTTACTTGCTTTGGTTGTAGGCTTAATGCGAGGAGCTATATCTTCTTTGTATAATTCCACAAGACTTCGGAAAGTCATAGAGCAATCAGCAGAGGTTTTATGTATAAATTCATTTTCCCAGTCTTTGGCTTCACGCTTGGTATTAAAGCCTTCTTTCTTTTTCTTTTTACGCTTACCTTGCCAATCACTATAATAAAAGCTACAGTACCATTTGCCAGTTGTTTCATTTTTATATTGTGGCATAATATTCCCCCTTAAAATTTCCGCTCTCACCAAAAAAAGGTGGGAGCGGTTTTTAACTTTTCTCTGGCGGTGTTAAAATACACAGCTTATCTTTATAATTACTTCCTGGTTTACCTGTTTTTACATCCTTACCATCTATATGTAGCATTAGGCTATCCTTTACAGTGTGCCACATAGGGTCAAGTATAAAATCAATCCCTTCTCTACGAGCATGTTTAGCCGCTGGAACGAAATCGCTATCACCAGCAATTAATATAATTTGATTTACAAGCCTTTTATACGCTAAGGAAGCTATATCTAAACCAATTTTCATATCTACACCCTTTTGTTGAATATCCATTGATAAATCTTTTTCAGTCAAATCATCAACCGTGATTTCTTTTCTTAACAATTTTTTTAATGCGTCATTATTAAGAACATACCCTGCTTTACTTTCTAATAATTCTCCCATTCGTAGTGCAACTTTTCTTTGGTGAGCTAATTCCTTAAAGAAACTTGTAGTCCATGAATACTGTTCTGATTTACCTAAATTTACGCTTTTGCATGTTAATGGATTATATATATTTTTTTGAGATGGAGGACAATCGTAATAAAATATACGATACAATCTTTTAATTTCACCGTCAAAGTCACTTTTTAGATGCCTACGGCAATAAGAAATTAATTCTTCTGCTCTTTCTTTAGGTGTTTTTTCGCCAAATAATATCTTTGCTTGTTTCCTGTAAAATCCACCATCGACCAATATTGCTGTTATTGTTTCCATTTATAATATTCTCCTTATTATGAAAAAAAACCTTGGTCTCGTAACTTCCCATATATTGGGAGAACTACTGCCAAGGTTTGTGTTAATTTTAATAGCTCAAAGGCTATATTTATAGTATATTCAAATCTTGAGCAAAAATCAATACTTTTTATTAAAATTAAAAAATTGTAATAAATAATATCTATCAAAGTGCTATTTTTCAAATTACTGCTCTCGCCGACTGGTACTCGGTGGGAGTGGTTTTTTTTATTTTTCATAGCAGTTCAGAAATATTTATCTCAAGTGGGGTAGGATTATCTTTATAAATCCAAACTGGGATTGTTTCGGAAAAGTTATATTTTTCAGTGTTAAAATCTTCGCCGAAATGATAAACTGTCACAGATTGATTTTTAGGGTCCACTATCCAATATTCTCTTACTCCATAAGATTGATAAAGATGAAGCTTAATAATATAATCGCTTACAGCGTTTGTTGAAACAATCTCTATTATCCAGTCCGGAGCACCGACACAACGCTTATTGGTTATTTTATTTCTATCGCATATAACTGAAATATCGGGAATTACAACCGTATTATCAGAAAGTTGTATATCATACGGAGCAGAAAAAACTTTACATTGACCTTTGTTTTTAGCTATATATGAATGAATCGCTACAAAAAGTTCACCAGATATTTCCTGGTGTTCGGTCGAGGGTGACGGTGCCATATCGTAAATAACACCGTCAATAAGCTCTGCACGGGTCCCTTCGGGCAGTGCATAGAAGTCTTCTATTGTGTACTTAATATCCTTTGCTTGCATACTGTTTACCTCACTTTCATATTTATTATGTCCGCTCTCGATAAAATTCAAGAGCGGTTTTTTATATTTATCTACATTTTTGAGCGATATTCTTCTATAAATTGTTCAAATTGTTGTCGCACTTGCCTTTCAAGTGGGTGAAGATAATACTTATTTCTTGCTTCAAGTACTTGCATACGCTCTGCACGATTTTTAGCCGCTTGCATAGATATATTGCATATCTTAGCTATCTCTTCGGCGGTTGTTGCGTGTAACTCGTGTAATACACACGCAGGAGCTAATAAATCTCTGGCAAATACATTCGCTGAACTCTCTAAATCATCTCTTACGGCAAATGTTCTGTAAACTGGAGTGTTTATCAACAAGTGTCCTAAAAAGATGTGACCGAGTTCGTGCGATATTGTAAATCGGCAACGATATGATGGTTCTGTATCACGATAGACAATTTCAAAAAAGCCATTATGAAGTATTGTTTTACCGCTTTCACTGTTTTCAAGCATATGAACATCACTTTCTTTAAATAATCTTATGCTTTCGGATTTTTTAATAATATCAGTTACCATAACAGGTAACTTGTTAATGTTAAAATCTAAAATACATTGCCAAGACGCATTTCGTGCATCTTTATATTTTCCATAATCCAAGCTTATCACCTCATAGGATATTATGTCCTATGAGGGATTTTTTTATTTATTATTTAAAGCTCTTCGTCGCTCTGAGGAGCAATATCGAATATTTCTAATTCTTTTGCCGTAACTTGTCTTTCAGTTAAAGACTTTCTGTTGTCATTAGTTCTTGCTACCTCGGCTATAGTAACGGTGTCTGAATACTTGCCACTTGCTACTAAGTCGTCTGAATATTCTAATAACTTATTTTTTCCAGTGTTATTAAGACTTTCGTAATTATGTAATAACTTTTGTTTATCATTGTCGCTCTTATCAGTGCTTGTAATAGTAATTTGGGGATTATTATAATATTCTGTTTCATCATCCAAATCATCTAATGTATATCCTAAACAATGAACAATTAATCTTACGCTTGATAAAAAAGGTTCTTTCGTTTGTCCAGCAAATAACTTATCAATAGTACTTTTAGGTATACCTGTGCATTCAGAAATTTCTTTAGAAGTTTTTTTGGATTGCTTTTTCATTTCTTTTAATCTGTCTAGCCACATTTTTTTCACCTCTGAATTTATAATATTACATTTTATTTTCGATGTCAATAAAAAATTTCCGATTTCAGCAATTTTTTTCTAAAAAGCTATTGACTTTTGCGGAAGTCGGATATATAATACAATTACCGATTGCGGAAGTCGGCAATAAATATAAGGAGGTGTTATATTATGAAAAATTTGCTTGCCGAAATGGCTAGGTATGGAGTGTCGAGATATGATATTCAAAAACTGTTAGGGTGTTCTGAAGCAACAGTAAGAAACAAACTTTCAGGAGAATCAGAGTTCACAGTACCTGAAGCTCTTAAAATCAGAAATTCATATTTTATTGGTTTTCGAGTAGAATATCTTTTCGCCAAAGATGAACAAGTGACAGCTTAGCTCATAACGGCTTTGGACACAGTGAGAGGGGGTGAGGAGAATGAACATGGAAACTCTTGCAGATATTTGGCTGTGGATACAATTTTTAGTACCGTATGTTTTTAACATACTGCTTATTGTGTATCTTTGGTATACAAACGCTCGTATGAGAAAATTGGAAAAGAAAATAGCCCCATTTGAACTACTTATCAAAAAGGGCTGTAGAATTTCAGTTATTCGTTATTCAGATAAAGAAGATTCTCCGTCAGAGGATTGACTTTCTTCTTGCAGTTGAGAAGTAATGGTTTCAAGTAAGCTAATGATTCTTTCTTGATATTCTTTATTTTTTTCTACTTGTTTATCTTCTTCAACCCAATGTTCTTCGATTTTAGTAGATATTTCATCTAATTGTTGTGATGATTGCATATCCGAAACACAACCTTGAATTATCTGAATAATTGCTAATAATGTAGCTACCAAAAAAGAAATTTTTTCAGAAGTCCAAAATTTTTCTTTTTTAGGTTCTAAGCTACTATCAATAGTGTTTATGAGTTTAACATCATCATCATCGAGTTTGATAAGGACTTCTTCATCATTTTTAATATGAACCGTTGATAATGCTTCAATTATTGGAGTTAAGTCATATCTCTGAATATCAAATGTCATACTTTTTATTGCTTCTGATGAGCGTTTAAGAAGTTCTGAACATTCATTATTATATGTTTCAGTTATTGATTGAATTGCAGATGAAACGGTTTTAGTCATTTCGCTTAATGAATTACTTGATAATATCGACTCTGAAAATTTTAAAAGAACATCTTGAAGAGGACGAAGAGATTCGTTGATGTTTTTCTGAAATTCTTTTAATGGTTCTAATTGTAAATCTTCCAAAAATAATTCACTTCACTTTCTATATATAGTTGTATAAACTGCAATTTATATACTAAATATAGTATCATAAAAGGAGAAATTTGTCAATGGACAAGGAGAATTTTGCACAGCTTTTCAAAAAAGCTCGTGAATCAAAAGGTATTACTAAATATGCTCTCGCAAAGAAAACAGGATTTACATATCGTGCAATCGTTAACTGGGAGCAAGGCAAGAACAGCATTTCACTTGAGAACGCCGACAAGCTACTAAAAGCTCTTGGCGTGGAACTTACAATAGGTTGTTTAATTAATGAAAGGAAGTGAGAATATGGAAGAAGGCAAGTTGTTTTATAACAAAAATGATGTTTGCGAAATACTTGGTGTAGCGGATAGCAAAGCTTATAAAATCATTAAGCAATTAAATGATGAGCTGGCAAGTAATGGCTACATAACCGTGAGAGGTCGTGTACCTGCTGAATATTTCGAAAAGCGTTTAGCTATCAAGAAAAGGAAAGCTGTGTCAGAAAGAACCGTAAACATTAGAAAGGAGGCAATATGAGTAAACTCAAAAACTTTTGCAAGAATATCAGTATCAAAAGCAAAAAGAAATCTGCAAAGCGAAAGACAGCAAAACTCGAAAAGCGTATGAATAAACTCGCTGAAAAAGCAGATAAAATCTGTAGAAATCGCTACGACTTTGAGATACTTGCAAACAAAATATACCAAAAGCGAGATTATCGCTTGCACATAGAAAGATTTAAACCGCACAATTACAAATTTGAGGAGGATTAAAAATGTTTGTACAAAAGAAAAATCGCCTCCAGAGCGGCAACTCTGGGGACGATACAAAAAGAAAAACATTTACTGTTAAGAGTATAGCACGCAAAGCGGAGAAAATCAAGATTGTTATTCAACAACCAGGCGAGATTTCGCAAATAATCGAGATTCCGAATACCCTCAAAGCTTTTCAACAGGCTGTTGGCGGTTGTATTGAAGTCATTAATCTTGGCAACGGACTTATTGGAGTAATCGATGAAGAAGGCAGAATTAAAGACAAAAAAGCTAACATCGATTACTACGGTAGTGATATAAGAGGCACAGTAGTCATTACAGCGGCAGACGGTGAGAGTTTTCGCAGTCTTACAACATCAGAGATACAATCAGCGAGAACATATCTCATGAAAAATTCGATAGGAGGATAAAGTTATGGAAATAAAGCTTAATTCTCTTATTCTTGAAAACTTCAAAGGAATAAGCTATTTTGAGCTAAATGTAGACGGTAAGAATGCTAGTGTTTATGGTACAAATGCAAGTGGAAAAACAACACTTGCTGACGCATATTTTTGGCTACTGTTCGGAAAAGACAGTAATGGTGCTGCAAATTTCGATATTAAAACAATCGGAACAACAGGACTTGATTATAGCGTTACTGGTACTATTGAAGTAAATGGTAAGATGCATATACTTCAAAGAATACTAAAAGAGAAGTGGGAACGAAAAAACGGTGAAACCGAGAAAAAGTTTAAAGGTAATACTACAACATACATAATTGATGGTGTTCCGGTTAAAGAAAAAGAATACAAAGCGTTTGTTGAAAGTGAGATTGTTGATGAAAAAACATATCAAATATTAACTGATCCAGATTTTTTTGCTGGAAAAATGGATTGGAAAAAACGCAGAGCACAGCTTCTTGAGTGGTTTGTTGATATATCAGACAATGATATAGTTTCCTCTCATAAAGAACTTCAGAATCTTCCTGATATTCTCGGTGATCGAACTGTAGAAAATGCTCAAAAAGCTATACAAGCAGACCGTAAAAAACTAAATGATTTGCTTAGAGCAATCCCAGAAAGAATTGACGAACAACAACGAAATATTGTTGAGATACAAACATTATCTAATGGTGATGAGCAAGAAAATCTTGATAGATTACTCAAAGAAAAGTCAGAGATCGAGGATAAAATCAGAAAAGCCGAAACGGACGAAGAGTTAAGTAAGGCAAAGTCCGAACTCGAAAAGGTTAAGCTTGAAATGAGTGTATCTAAAGCAAATTATGCTTCAGATAATATTGGTAAAGATAATGATCAGCATCAACAATTAATGAAGTTAAAGAAAGATAAATTCAAACTGCAATGCGATATTGCTGAGTGTACAGAGAGTATTGACTCAATTAATAAAAGACTTCAAAAAATTTTAGAGCAAGGGAAAAAGCTTAATAGTAAATTTATTGAAGTATCAGCTATGAAATTTTCAGGTGATACTATATGTCCATTTTGTGGACGAGCTTTGCCAGAAGATAAAATACAGTCTGCTCTTGATGAATTTAATATGAGCAAATCTAATCAACTTGAAGAAATAACAGATGAATGTGCAAAGCTTAAACTTGAGCGTTCTGAGATTAAAAAGACTTTAATTGTGCATAGTAACAATCTTGAGTCTGCAAAGTCAAAACTTTCACAAATAATCGAAAACATCGAGTTGCTCGAAAAATCACTTGCTAAACCAAAGCGTTTTGAAGATACAGAAGAATATAAGAATCTTTATGAAAAGCTGGTTGCTGCAGAGAAAAATGTAATATCAGAAGAGCAACGATTTAATGAAAGTGTTGCAGAAAAAATTATGAAAATGAAGTCTAGAATTGAAGAAATCAATCGTCAGAGTTCAGATTTAATTGCAATACTTGCAAAAGTTAGCACAATTAAGATATATGAGGACCGTATAGAGGAACTTAAAAAACAAGAAAGTGATTATGGTGTACTTCTTGCTGAAGCAGATAAAGATTTAAATCTTATTGATGAATTTATCAAAATTAAGTGTTTAGATGTTGAGAAGATGATTAATAGTCATTTTAAAGTCGTAAAATGGAAGCTTTTTAGTCTGCAAGTAAATGGTGGAATAAACGACTGTTGTGAGGCAACTGTTGATGGAGTAGATTATAGTACAAATCTTAATAGTGCTGCAAAACTTAATGCAGGTCTTGACATAATTAATACAATTTCGGATGTTACAGGTATTAATGTTCCGATATGGATTGATAATGCAGAATCGGTTGTTAGTTATATTCCAACAACTTCACAAACTATTAAGTTGACAGTATCAAAGGAATATAAAAAATTAACAATAAAGGAGTAAAAATTATGGCAAATAATAATCTTGCGAAAATTGATCAATTTAAGGGAATACTCAACTCCCAGACAATCAGAGCTCAGCTCAGAAACAGCCTTAAAGATAAAGCAGGACAATTTATGTCTTCGATGATCGACTTATATTCAGGTGATACATATCTTCAACAATGCGATCCTGAAAAAGTTGCCTTAGAATGTGTAAAGGCTGCAGCTCTTGATCTTCCACTTGTTAAATCACTTGGCTACGCTTATGTTGTTCCGTATAAAAATGTACCAACATTTACAATTGGATATAAAGGATTGATTCAGCTAGCACAGCGTACAGGACAATATCTCACAATAAATGCTGATGTGGTTTATGAAGGAGAGTTAACCAGCAGAGATAAGCTATCAGGTATGATTGAATTAAACGGTGAACGAGTTTCAGATGTAATTGTTGGCTATTTTGCATATTTTAAACTTCTGAATGGTTATGAAAAGACATTTTATATGAGTAAGGAAGAGATAACAAAATACGCAGAATATTATAGTCCTTCATATAACAGTAAATTCTCTCCTTGGCAGAAAGAATTTGATAAAATGGCTTGCAAAACAGTTCTTAGACAACTAATCAGTAAATATGGTCCTACATCAACAGAAATGCAGAAAGCTGAACTTACAGATGATAAAGGTATGACACCAAAGCAAGAAATTAAAGAGAAAGCTAATCAGCAGATGATTGATATACAGGTTGATGAAACAACAGGAGAAGTGATTGAACCCGTTGAAGAACAAGCAAAGACTTTACCTTTTGATGAATTAGATGATTGATATACATTGTTTAGGTTCTGGTAGCAGTGGGAATTCATATATGATTTATGATGGTTCGGCGGCTTTGCTTATAGAAGCAGGGCTGCCGAAAATCAAAATCATTGAAGGATATTTTAAGTATATGGATAAAATATGCGGCTGTCTCATTACCCATGAACATAAGGACCATTCAAAAAGTGCAGCAGATTTAGCGGCATATGGAATAGATTTATATGCAAGTGCTGGAACATTTAAAGGCATTACAAATATAAAGCATTTCTATAGATGCAACATTATTTCTGCTGGTAACCAATTTAGAATTGGTACCTATATAGTTATGCCTTTTGAAACAGAGCATGATTGTAATGAACCACTTGGATTTCTTATTTATTCGACTATTACGAAAGAAAAGCTGCTGTTTGCAACTGATACTTACTATATTCCGAATATTTTTAGAAATTTGAATATTATTATGGTTGAATGCAATTATTCAGAAACTCTTATGAGAGAAAGGGTAGAAAGAGGACTTCTGAACAAATCTCTTGCAAAGAGAATACAGCAGAGTCACTTTGCTCTTGAAAATGTGAAGGACTTTTTGCAGGCAAACGATTTAAGCAAAGTAACAGCTATATATCTATTGCATTTGTCTTCAGAAAATTCAGATGCATTTTTATTTAAAAATGAAATACAAAGATTAACAGGAAAACTTGTTTTAATAGCAGGCAGGTGATGTAAGAATGGCACGTCCGTTAAAGGATGGGGTTGATTATTGGAATGAGGATTGCTATTTTTACTCTAACAATAAAATAAGGCTTTTAAGGTCTGAATTTGGGGCGAACGGTATGTATATGTTGAATTACATACTGTGCGAAATATACAAAGAAGGATACTATGCGGTTTGTGATAAGGATTGGTGCGGTCTCGTGTCAGATGGTGCGGTCTGTGGCGGTTCTCCAAACTTTGTTGAAGAACTTATTAAAGGGTGTGTCAGACGTTCGTTTTTTGATAAACGGGTATTTGATACGTTCGGTGTGATAACTTCAAGAGGTATCCAGAAAAGATATATTCGTATGCTTAACAAACGAGTAGAAATACGCATGATAAAGGAATACTTCCTTTTAGATTTAAATGACCCAAATGATGTACCAACAAACGAAATGAAAGCAAAAATTGTGCTGAAATCTATTTCTGGTACCGAAAACCCTATTAATGGTACCAATAACCAAGTTAATGATAGCATTAAAACACAAAGTAAAGTAAAGGAAAGTAAAGTAAAGGAAAGTAAAGTAAAGAAAAGTAAAGTGTGTTATCGAATTCCTGCGATTAATGGAGAATTCGAGCTTACGCAGGATTTCTACAATGAACTAACACACACTTACTCAGATACAGATATTGATGGAAGCTTAAAAAAGATGATTAGCTTTCTCAATGCGAACCCAGCGAAGAAAAGATATGTTGGAAATACAAAAGCTTATATAGAGCTTTGGATTGGTACAGATGCAGAAAGAGGCGTACATTCCAAACAATATCAAGGCGGCTATGAAGCGACATATGATATTGATTCCTTTGAGAATTTAAGCTCAGCCGCACTTGACGAAGGAGGCTTCTGAAAATGACTATAAGTTTTAAAGTGATTGGGCAGCCACAGAGCAAAGCAAGACCAAGGTTTGCCAATGGTCATATCTATACTCCAAAAGGTACAAAGGTTTATGAAGCTGATGTTAAAAAGGCTTATTTAGCTGTTGCTCAAGGATATTATTTTAAAGATGGACCTGTTTCGTTAGTTATAACAGCATATCTGAAAAGGGCAAAATCAAATAGAAGAAAGTTTGCGACTACTAAGCCTGATATAGACAATATATTAAAAGCTGTTTTGGACGGGCTGAATGGTGTAGCTTTTGACGATGATAAACAAGTTGTCAATATATCAGCACATAAATTATATTGCAATAATGCAGATGATATTCCATACATAATCGTGAAACTTGATAATTTTAATTTTAAGGAGGAATCAAAGTGAAAGAACAGGAAATTAACCCTTGCCCATTTTGCAATAGCAAGGTGAATCTTGAGAATATTAATCCAGCGGATGCAGATGAGGAAATGTATATGTTTGAGTGTACCAACGATGATTGTGCCTCGTCTACTTGCTTTGGCGATTACAGTACTGACAGAGATACAGCAATCAAGAAGTGGAACAAACGTGTAAATATGATGAAAGTTAAAATGACAGGTAATAACTGTACTGTTATAGATAATGTAGGTACAATAACTATTAATTAATCGTTAATCGGGGGGAAAATTAAATGTCAAAGAAAAACTATAAGAAGACTGCGTTAGAGCGTCAACAGCATGATACGGCAGTTAAAGTAAGAAAAATGACCGATGAGCAGTTATGCAACTTTCTTGATGAGATTGCAAACACAAATAAGCGTGAGGCGGTAAATGAATTTATTGTTAATATTGATGTTTCAAAAATCGTTGGCAAAATGACAGTTAATAAAATTCGCAGATTCTTTGAAAGTCAGGAGGAATAGCATTGAATTACTTTGACCTTGTACGACTTAAAAAACAGATTGAGAGTCAAAAACTTAATGTTGCAAGAGCGAAAGAAAAGGGGACAAGTATTACAATTGAGCTTGATGATATGCCGAAAGGCGGTTCCTCGTCTAATAAAATTGAAAGCTCTGTTGAACAAGCTGAAATCGAGGAAAGAAAGCTTAATTTTCTAAAAAAGAGGTTTGACAAGGAAATTAAGAATATACCGAATGAATATATGCGTAATATTATAAATTGCAGGCTGATACATAATTGGTCGTGGAATAAAATAGCTGTTATAAAGTGCAATGGATGTAAAGGTGACAGTGTGCGAAAAAGTTGCGTAAGATATAAATGGTAATTATTAAAACTTGTCCGATTTGTCCGTTTTATGTATGTTAAAATATAAACTGTGAGATGAGGGCGGAAGAGAGTGTGAAGCTACTATGCTAAGCACTCCACCGCCAACAACTTGCGTACTTCTTTCTATATGTTACGATACGCACCGCCAATGCGGTGCAATACGGCAGCTGTACAGTACAACTCAATATCCGAGTGAGAGTGAGAGTGCAAGCCTCTAAGCTGCCACCAGTAACTTTGTTGTAGCTATCCGGATAGCTTAGCGTGCATAAGACGATGACAACGACACCCTTATGCCATAATCGCAGATGTACAGCACTTAACCTCAGAGGCTTACTGCGATAGAGGTGACCGCATGAGAGTATGCCGCCCGTCAGAGCGTTATCTGACCCACATACGAGTTGCGTTTTTGTACCTCTTTAGTTATTTGCATGAGAGCCGTCCAATAGGGCGGCTTTTGTGTTTATTTAAGAAAAGTCTTAGAAAGGCGGTGTTATCGTGAGAGATAAATTAAATGCAAGACAGAAGAAATTTGCCGAATATTATGCACAAAGCGGTAACGCCGCTGAGAGTGCTGTTAAGGCAGGATATTCCGCAAAATATGCTAATACCAATGCTTCAAAATTACTACAAAATACTACAATCGCAAATTATATCAAAGAGCTTTCAGAAAAGCTTAAAGACGAACGCATAATGACCGCAAAAGATAGGCAAGTGCTTTTGTCGGATATTGCAAGAGATGACGAAAACGAACCTAACGACCGCATAAAGGCAGTTGATACGCTTAATAAAATGACGGGAGAATATACTGTCAAGGTTGACGCAAAGGTTGAACAGTCGGAAAAACTTGCTGATGTTTTTAAACAGTTAGGCGGTGAGGGCTTGAGTGAGTAGCTTTCCTTTGTCGCAGAAATACATTGACTTTATCAATTCAACTAAGAATGCTACAGCGGATTTTCTTGAAGGAACTACTGCTTCTGGAAAGACAACAGTCGGTGCTGGTGTTAAGTTTATGCGTATGGTGTCAGCAAGCCGTAAGAAGCTTCATGTCATAGCCGCAAAGACAACAGGTAAAGCCGAAGAAACTATCATTCAGCAGGATAACGGAATACTCGACCTGCACCGTAATGCTCGCTATTATGGCAATGGTGATAAAGATTATAAGCTTCCGCACATCAAGTTTGAAGGCAAGATAATTTATGTTTTAGGCTATGACAATAAAGATAAATGGGAAATGGTCCTCGGTGCTCAGTTCGGCTGTGTGTACATTGATGAGATTAACACCGCAGATATTGAGTTTGTGCGAGAAATGTCAACAAGAAATGATTATTTAATTGCGACACTTAATCCAGACGACCCCAATCTACCGGTTTATAAAGAGTTTATTAACCGTTCCCGACCATATCAAAAATATGCTAAAGATGTTCCGCCTGAGATTATGGCAGAGCTTATCGAAGAACCCGTACCGAATTGGCGGTATTGGTTCTTTTCTTTTAGGGATAATTTGTCATTGACTGATGAGGATATACAACGAAAAATACTTGCCGCTCCGAAAGGCACAAAGCTTTATAAAAATAAAATTCTTGGCTTGAGAGGCAGAGCGACAGGACTTGTATTCAGCAATTTTGATAGGCAAAGGCACATTAAATCAAAGGAATGGGCAAAGCAACAAACCTTCACACAGTATTCCGCAGGACTTGATACAGCATATTCGCAGAAGTCGCCCGACACTATCGCAATGAGCTTTATAGGCGTTACGAAGAATGGTGTTTGTGTGCTGCTTGATGAGCGAGTATATAATAACGCCGAACTTCAAACTCCGATTGCTCCGAGCGATACGGTTCGTAATTTTATAGATTTCCTCGACCGAAATTCAAAAGAATGGGGACTTGCTCGAAATGCATTTATCGACAATGCAGACCAAGCCACCATAACAGAGCTTAACAAGTACAAAAGGTCGCACGGCTGTATATACACATTCACTAATGCATGGAAGAAAACAACAATTATTGACCGTATCAATTTACAGCTCGGTTGGTTCGCTGAGAACTGTTTCTTTGTGCTTGAACACTGTAAAAACTATATAAACGAACTTGAGATTTATAGCTGGCAGGAGGATAAGGACAATACTCCCGAAGATAAAAACGACCATATGATAAATAGCGTGCAGTACGCTTGGCTGCCGTATAAGAAAAAGATAGGAAGTGAGATAAATGGGGCTGATTAACAACGTGAGAGATAAGTTGAGAAGTTTTTTGAGGATAGAACCGCCTCAGCAAAGCACGATTACGATACAACAAAACCTTGATTATTACGCCAATGCTGCTAAAAATCGCATATGGTATCGAGGCAATAGTTATGAGCTATCACAGCTTTATAATCAGCTTGATGTATCGCCAACAATCTTCTGGAAAGCAAGCTGCACAAAGGGAATGGAAATTCGCAAGATACATACAGGTTTGCCAAAACTGATAGTTGATACACTGTCGAATATTATCATCAATGATTTTAATGGTGTTGATTTTATCAATAGCGACACTCAAAAGGAAATTTGGGATAATACATATAAAGCCAATAAGGGCGATAAGCTATTGCATAAATGTATCAAAGATATGCTTGTTGTTGGTGACGGTGCTTTCAAGATTACCTTTGATGAAAGCATAGACGAGGTATATCCGATTATTGAGTTTTATCCTGGTGAAAATGTCGAATATACAAGAGTTCGAGGACGAATCACAGAGGTTATATTCGTTACAGAGTATATAGACAACAAAGAAAAATACACGCTCAAAGAGCATTATGGTTACGGTTATATAAAATACCGTCTGTATAGAGAGAATGGCGATGAGATACCGCCTAATTCAATAGAACAAACGAAATGGATTGACGGCAAGGGCGTTACCTTTGATGAAAGCGTAATGCTTGCGGTACCTTGTATATTCGGCGACAGTGAACAGTATAAGGGCAGAGGCGGCAATATATTTGACGGTAAGACAGATGATTTCGACGCACTCGACGAAGCGTGGTCGCAGTGGATGGACGCACTCAGGGCGGCTCGTTCAAAGAGCTATATACCGGAATGTCTGTTACCTCGAAATCCTGATACTGGTATGATTATTAAACCTAATGCCTTTGATAACAGATATATTTC